AAACGGTTGTTCCTTCTAAAAAACAGGGGGCAGATGGATATAAAAAGTAGGCTCCATCAGAATTTAATTCATTTCCATTTACATACACTGTACTTTTTGAAGATGTACCGTAACTATTGGACGCAATTCTCCAACTTGTATAACCAAAAGGACCTTCATTGCCAACTATATAGTAAGGAGTAAATCCTAATGAATTTGTATTTGCAAGAGCATCTGCTTCTGTTGGATAATAAGTTATAGGACGACGAATTTCATAAGTTACATTAGTTAATCCATCGACATTGTTTCCAGTACTCGAACCAGTATTTCCATGTAAATTGTAATCGCCTACTGTTTCACCATATAAATAAGGAAATTTTGTTATATTACAACCTCCGCCATCAAAACATAACCATCCTGGTTGATACAAATAAGTTGGTCCTCCATTGGATCCTGATGATATAATATTTAAATTTGGATTGGTTGAATCGTAAAATGCATATACAATATTGGTTTCAATATAACTATAAAAAAATCCGGTAAATATGACTAAATTATTTAAACTTGGAAGAATTAACCGAATAGTGTATAGATTTGCCGAAGCTCCAACAGGTTCTGCAAATTCATTCATAGGTCCAAGTAATAAACGAGGAATATTTTCTGTAAATCGTGTTTCATGTGAAATTCCTTCATTAAATACATACCCTGTATTCGGTTCAATTGGATATGATTGTGAATCCACGATAAGTTCTCCAGGAGAATTTGTAAGATATAATAAATATGTATTTTTAAAAGAAGATGGACCAACATCCAAATGGCGTGCAGTATCACCTTTAATCCATCTCATTGGTATTTGTGAATTTGAAGAAAAATGTAATCCAAACTGTGATTCTAATGTAGTTCGAATAGATTCGGTAATTGGTATTGAAACGTTAACAGATCCAGATGGTTTTGAATCTATTAAGGTTTTTGCATAAAGAATGTTATGATGATTATTTAAATATTCTAACTCATTATTTGAAAAAACATTTGGGTAAACTGATGTCATAATTTATAGTTATATAATTATATGAACAAAAGTATTGCAGTTTATAATTTAAATTTACCAAAAGATGTATCTGATTATATTTGTAGTTTTATTTATTATACATCATTTCAGAGTATAGTACGCAACATTTGTAAATACAATTTTTTAGTAAATGATATAAAATATTTAATACGAGTTGGTGCATATCAATCTCTCGTTTTTCCATGTTCATCTATTTGTTATTATCATCCGTATGATACTTTAAAAATGAATTTTGTAATGTGTAATTGGTGTGGCGAATATATAAGAAACGATACGTGTAGTTGTCATTATTAAAATTGGATTATTTTTTTTGATACTAGGATGAATAATATGAAGGCTGTTGCACTCTATAATTTGAAATTGCCAAAAGATGTAATTGACATTATTTGTAGATTTAATTTCTATACATTATCCGAATGTATAGAAAGTACAAACCATAAACGTATAAATCTAGTGAAAGAATTAAAATATATTGAGAGGTTTCAGTATTATGGATATCAATTACATACAGGTCTATATTATCATATACAACTTAATATGGTCACAGTACATCATGAACTAGACATTTATGATGAATTTAATTTATGTATATGTGTTGTTTGTTATAAATTTATAAATACAAAAACAAATTGTTTATGTAATTGTTATATTATATAAATATATAATGAAAATTAATGTAGAAAACGTCAATCATTATGGTGATATTTTAGCAATCCCCTTTTTTGGGCTACTAATGTATTATTTTTATAGGATGGAACATAAATCACCAATAGAATATGTATTGTTCTTTTTTTGTATTTCTGGATTTATACTAGATATTTTATATACTTATATTTATTTTTATAAGATTAAAACAGTTGTTTTTTGAATGTTTTTCCAAAAAACGAAAACATGGTAAATTTAATCCATTTTCCAATAAAAGAAATAAGGATAAATTGCCAAAAAGGAAAATTGGTTGCTCCTGCAGCTATTCCAGCAAGATCAAAAAATGGATTTGGAACACATGATAGTACAAAAATAGTAATAGCTCCATTCAATTCCATGAAATATTTTATACGATCATACCATTCCGATTTGGGAATCAATAATTGTCCTCCATATCCAATTCCATAGCCAGGAGCATCGCCACATATTGCACCTAATGCAGAAACAAAACTTACTAGGAATGGATTATATATAGTTCCTGCATAAATTGCTGCCATTGGTGCTGCAGGAGAAAAAATAGAAACACTTCCTAAAAAACTAATTATAAATATACCTAAATATCCATATTTTTTGAATTTTTTAAGATCTTTCATGTATAAAAATCCAAGTAACAATATAATGATTGAAAATACTGCACTACTAATTTTAATAATTGTTTCTATTTCCATACATTAAATGTAATGTTTTAAATCCACGGCGGGACTCGAACCCGCAGCCTTTCGATTAGAAGTCGAACGCTCTATCCATTGAGCCACGTGGACACAATACTATTACATAATGATTGTTTAAGTAGTTTTTTATATTCTAAATGAGATATCCAATTTTGTGTATGATTTAGAATATAAATATGTTTGTTAAACATAGATGTACTTATTATTGTTAAATTTATGTGTTGTTACTGGTTTTACTATGAAACATAGATTTTCTAATAGAATCATTATAAATCATTATAACGGGAATAATGATGATAAATTAAGAAAAATTGATGATGCATTAAATAACGAAAAATTAAAAATGAAGCAATTGTTAACTGAAAAAAATAAAATAATGAAAAATATAACCGGGTTGAATTTACATAATGAAACATTTATTAATGATTATGTAAACAATGAAAACATTTATGACGATTTTGATGAGGATGGTTTTAATAATGAATATGATTACGAATATAAACCACGATCAAACAAGATTAATATAATTATTAATACAGGACAAAATCAAAATCAAAATCAAAATAACGGAGATACTCAAAGTGAAAATTTTCAACTTATTACAAATTCTACCTATACATTTAATAATATTGGAGGTTATACATCTATTAAAGAAGAATTAATGCAGTGTGCCGATATATTAGTCAATTATACAAAATATTCTAAATATAATGTTCGAATTCCCAAAGGAATTATTTTAGAAGGTCCACCCGGTAACGGCAAAACATTAATGGCAAAATGTTTTAGTGGAGAAATTAATATTGGTTTTATTCCCGTTTCAGGGGCTCAATTTCAAGAAAAATATGTAGGTGTAGGATCGAGTAGAGTTAGAGAATTATTTGAGTTAGCTACAAAAAATGTTCCCTGTATTATATTTATTGATGAATTAGATGCTCTTGGTAGAAAACGTTCTTCTGATCAAAATTCAAATACAGAACATGATTCAACGTTAAATGAATTATTAGTGAATCTAGATGGATTTAAATCTGCAAATGGAATATTTATAATAGGAGCTACAAACCGAGTTGATTTATTAGATACTGCACTCATTCGACCTGGTCGAATTGATAAAAAAATATATATAGGTAATCCCGATAAAGAAACTAGAAAAGATATACTGAAAATACATCTTGTCAATAAACCAATCGAACAATCCATATCAATAGATTATTTGGTTGAATTGACCAATGGATTTTCTGGTGCACAGATTGAAAATTTATTGAATGAAGCCATGTTATATGTTCTTCGACAGAATCGTTTTCAAATTGAAAAAACAGATATAAATATAATTGCAAATAGAATTTTAGTTGGATTCCAATCGAACAAAAATGAATTAACCGAAGATGTTATCTATCAAGTAGCCGTACATGAAATGGGTCATGCATTGATTGGATTATTAACTCAACATAGAAAATTAGTTAAAATTACGATTAATCTATTTTCTCCAAAAACGTTAGGATTTACTTTATTTGAACCGGCATCCAATACTATTCAGACAAAAGAACAATTAATTCAAGAAATCATGGTACTTCTTGGTGGAAGAATTGCAGAAGAGATTGTATTCAAAAATACAAATATATCGTCGGGGGCATCACATGATATACAACAAGTAAAAACAATTGCTGAACAAATGATCGTACATTTAGGTATGGGAGATAAAATAGTTATCAGTGATCCAGATAAGATTAATTCAGAGATAGATAATATCATATCGATTGCTTATGAACGAGCAAAAATTCTATTATCGAATACAGAACCTTTAATTAAAGATAGTGCAAAATTATTAACAATTCAACATGAATTAACCCCAGATGTAATAATTAATTTAATAAAGAATAAATATCCCTATATAACTTATTAAATTGTCTAATTTTTAATACCAATATCGTTTACTTTTATTTTTATTGTTTTTATTGGTTCTAGTTTTGTTTCTTTTTTTTATTTTTTTACTTTTTTTAAGATTACGTCCTCCGCCGGCACGAATTGAAACTCCGTTTGGCGTGAGAACTCCTTCTTTTAGATTAACTGAACCCCATGGTGTTTTCATTTTACTTAGATCAACTGAACCAAATGTATTAGTTTTTGGTTGTTGTAATTTAATAATAATTTTATTTATTTCTTCATTCAATAAAGTTTTAAAATCCTCAAAATTTTCTTTATTTAGACCATTTTCTGGTATTTTTATTAAATGTTCAATGTTATTAATTTTTAATTTATTAAGTATATCATTTATTGTTGATCTATTAGTATTAATAAAGATAATTGGATTAGTGTTGGTGTCATCCTTACACTTTTTTGTTATTGCATCATGTACTGACATATAATTCTGTCGTGATTCATTCTCTTCTATATTATCCTGTTTTGCTTGTACAAAGCTTTTAATACTGTCTTTAGTATCTTGCGTTAATAAATATTTATATGTAACACAACATATTGGCAACACACGTTTTATACCTAATCGCGAGTCGATTAAATATGATAACATTGAATACCTCGTCCAGTATATAGTCGAAGCCAAACTTCTCATCGCCATAATATTAGATATATATTTTTTTCAAGTTCTATCATAAAACTCCAATTCGTGATTCATAATTCTTTGTCTTAACTACTTATACAATTTATTGTCAACTTTTAAATTGAAATGATTTATGTAATAACTTTATACATAAATCATGTTTACCGTTCTCAATACTCGAAAAAACTCGTTTCATTATCACTCTTTAGCGTTGATTACATGCGATTATTATATTGTAGACGTATCTGTTTCAGAAATACAACATAATACAGTTGATATACAATATTGGAAAGTGGAGTATGCCTTTCAATTTGTACCTTACTCTACTACATCGACAAAGGATTTTGATGTTCAATTACAACACCATCCATTCTATAAATCTACGTTGGACGACTACCAATTTTATACGGGAGATTATTATGATAAATTTCCATTAATAACAATGATAGTCGATCATTTGCTAATGAATGATCAAGAAATTAGTACGGTTTGCGGTAAACTTACAATACATGAATATAGAAAATATCTCATGTGGGCACTTTTACAATAAAAATTGAAACGATTTTTACATTTTAATGAATGTATAAAAGGAGAGTCTACAACACTATGTCTCAGAATATTCGCACTTCATCGTTTGAATACCGGTCGCGGTTTGCAACTGGCAAAGACCATTATACGGTTACGATTTCAGTGAAGGACTTGCTCTACTCCGATGGAAAAAAATATATGGATATCAGCTACAAATTTGAGGCCGCCATGGAGACAGAACCAGCTGGTAAGTTAATCAAGAACCACCCTTTCTTCGAATCCGAGATGGACGATTTTCTGGAGTACGAAGGCGAAGTCATTGCCAAGAACCCGATGACGGAGATGATGATTGAATACTTGCTAATGGACAACGCCGAACTCGCCAAATTCTCAGGTCACACTACCCCACAAGAATACAAACACAAAATCATGCTTTCCATTGTTCATTTTTGGGATTAATTCCTGTCTTGCTCTTCCCTGACTCTCCTGCTTTTTTCTTTTTCTTTATTTTTACTTTATTCTTTTAATCTTTATTTTTACTTTATTCTTACCTTTTTACTTTATTCTTTTATTCTTTATTTTTTCTGGATAAAATTTGATGAATAGATGGAACTAATATGAAAAGAGTTGCTGCAATTTTTGGTAATGTAATTTGTTCTGCATTAAATATAACACCATATACAAATGCCATAACAATTCCAATATAAGATAAAAAGGAATAGGTTATAGGTGATAAATGTGTCATGGTAATAAATCGCAATAAATATCCAATCAATCCAATAATACCATTAATTACTAATGAAACAGATACAGTTTGTGCAGTAGTTGCGTACCCGGATAATACAATTGCACCTAGAATGTAGGAAATAAATACAGTGTTCCAATGATTTTTTGTTTTTAGTTTACGAACAATAAAATAAATCATTGCTTCTGTAATTGCTGCTAATAGAATCATACCAACGCCAACCATATTTATTTTTTTATTATCATAGTACATTAACCATGTTCCTATTAATGGAAAAATAAAATAGGGAGTAATAGAATAATAAGAACCGATGTAAATAAAAAGTGGATAGGTATAAAATAATGCATATGAAATTCCACTTTCTAATAATAAAAATCCTTGATAGGAAACATATACATGAATAATAGTAACAATCATTAATGCAATACCATAAAAAGAGGTAAGTAATTCTACAATAGATTTATCAATAAAAAATAATGAAAGAAAAGTATAGGTAAAAAATCTGCTCCACATTTGAGTTTCAATTGGTAAATTGATATTTTGTACAAAAACGGGGTATAAACTTAATAAAGATTCTGATATTACTTTACCAAGAATATACAACATATATAAACGATATATTATTCATCTAATTGAGATAAAACCTTTATTTTTTCAATAAAAATGTCAACATAAGATTGTTCCATAGTTGAAACTAAACATTCACATGAAATAAGAAAAAACAATAAGTTATAAAAACAATTGGAAATAGTTAACTTGTATTTATTAACAAGACGTATAATATCGTGAATATCTTGAACATTAAATCGTTTATTGTTATGAATTTCAATCATTTTTTGAATTAGTAAATTTCGTAATTCGTTAATTTGTGTAGTAGGTAAATTTTGTTTTATATGTTCAGGACCTATAAAATCCGAGATTATAAAATTTGATGTAGCTTCATAATTACATACTGAAAAATTTTTCAGTATATCAAAAAATCCTTGACGTTCTCTTAGAGTTAATTGCATAATTAAACCAAAATCAATAATACCAATTTTATTATCTTCTGTAAAAATAACATTTCCACCATGTAAATCAGAATGAATAAATCCATCAATAATTAAATTTTTTGCAGACATTTCAATTAACGGTTTTGCAAATGTATTATTTAATTCAGATACTGTCCCTTTATAATGGTTGCCTTCAATTTTTGACATGACAATTTGTGTAGAAGTACAATATTCTTCATATAGTTCTGGAATTACAATGGTATCTGTGTATGCATTAATTTCTTTAAATTTTTTATGATTTTTTATTTCTTGTTCAAACGATAATTGTGACAACATAGTTAATTCAAACTGATCAAATATATAATCAATGCTAAATATTTTTATATAGGGTATCCATTTAATCCAATAAACAATGTTTTTAATTTGTCGAAGTCCTTTTATTATTTTTTCATCAATTCCAATACGTTTTGTTTTAATAACATATAGTTTATCATCTTTAACACCTTCAAAAACAATAGAAATCATACCAGATCCAATTACCCGTGTAGGTGTAATATATTCAATATTCGGAATTTCACTATCTGTATAGGGTACATTATTAAAATGAAAATAAAAGCCTTCGCATACATAATTTGCTGCAACAGCTTGTAATATTTTGGTATATAGTGTATTAATAGCAATACATTTATTCCAGAATCGAGAATAATCGTATTTAGAAGATAATAAATAATATGGGTATTCTACGAGTCCAACTCCTATTAATCGAATTATATCCATATGAAAATGATATTACGTATCTTTATGCCGATAAAAATATATAGTTTAATTAAATGGACATTGATTTGAATTTGAATAATTATACAACTGTTGATCTAGAACGATTTTTTGGAGTATCATCGAATTATACACTTCTTGATGTAGAAGAAAAAAAACAAACATTATTAGATAAATTACTTAAAATTAATATAAATCCACAAATGCAGAAAGATATCATTCTTTTTTTGAATAATGCAAAAGATAAGTTAATGAATCAACCTGATATTATTCCCAAAAAAACATCTCCATATGTATACAGCAATCCAAGTGATTTTTTTCAAGGAACATTTAATCCTATTGAAAAACGATTAACTACAAAAACAATTTGTGTTGACACTTTTTTTAGAAGTAATTACAAGTATACAAAATCAACTGATTATACGTATACTTTTCCCGAAACAATTAATAATGTAGTTTCAATTGAAATTAAATCGATTGAAATACCCTATACATGGTATAATATTTCTGCATTACAAAAAAATAATTCATTTATTATTATTGATAATACAGATACATCCCATACAATAACTTTACCCGATGGCAATTATACTCTAAATGATATTCTTACTATATTAACTTCACCATTAGATATATTAAATGTTCAAATTAGTGTAGTTCCAAATTCAAACAGAGTTAATTTTATATGTAATACGTTATTTACTTTACAATTTTCATCTACAGGTCCAGTTTCACTTGGATGGCTACTTGGATTTCGCGAATTATCCTATACAGGATTAGCAACTTATACGAGCGAATCATTATCTTTATTGACGCAAAGTCCCTATTTTTTTATTGATGTAGATGATTTTCATAACAATCATATAACAGATGCAGTTATTTCAGTCATACGAAATCAAACTACACCAAGCTATATAGGGAATAATATTTTGGCACGTGTGGCTGTTCCGTCTACAGCTGTATTTAATTCATATATTTTGAATACACAATCATCTGATTATATTCTTAAAAAGCGCGAGTATTTTGGTCCAGTTAAATTGGAAAAAATGAATATACGAATTTTAAATCGGTTTGGAGAAGTAATTGATTTAAATAAAAATGATTATTCGATTGTATTTGAAGTTACACAACTTTATTCTTAAAAATTGAATATTATTTCATATAGGTAATCTATCACAAAATGTGGGAATTAAAATCATGGGTAGATCCAACCAAACTGACATTGAAAAGTTTACACTGTAATTGTAATGCATTCGATTATTTATTAGAACATCACATGGATGACATAAATTGGAAAAATTTATGTTATAAAGCAACTGATGATACACTTATTGCAATTCCAGATGACTGTTTGGATTGGAATTATGTATCGAATAATCAAACTATAACGGCAATACATCGTCTTAAAAAAAATCCAAGTAAAATATGTTGGTATTCTTTATTGTCAAATCCATTTGCAATTGATATGATCGTTGAAAATTTTGATAAAATTAAAAAGTTAAATTATACAGTGTTATTATCGCAAAATCCAAAAGCAGTTGAATTATTATCCAATAATATAGATAAAATTGATTGGTTTTATTTGTCAACAAATCCGAGTGCAATGGAATTGTTATATCAATATCCTGAAAAAATCAATTGGACTGGATTATCTATCAATACAAATTCAAGTGCAGTAAAAATGTTATTGAAAAATCCTGAAAAAATAAAATGGAGTAATTTTTGTCGTAATACAAATCCGTTGGTGATCGAATATTTGAAAGAACATCCGGAACGAATTGTTTGGTCATCCTTATGTGTAAATACAAGTGCAGAGGAATTGATAATACAAAATTTGGATAAAATAGATTGGATAAGTTTATCAGCAAATCCGTGTATTTTCGAATATAATTATAAAAGATGTCGTACAGTGTATAGGACGACATGTTTAAAAGAAGAAATAATGGCTAAAGCACTACATCCAGAACGAATTTGTAACTATTTAAAACAGGGGTATACGTTTGATGATTTTTAACGTCTACGAAATTTTCTGGACCGGCGGGACCGTTTGGATTTGCGGCTCATAACTACACCATATTCGCTTGCAAAACCAGGCATGCCACCGCGTCTAGATCTACGTTTTTTACTTTTACGTCTTCGGCTACCGCCACTTTTATTTGGATCTGCTGGATTTGGATTTGCTGGTGCCGATTCTGTTGGTGCCGATTCTGTTGGTGCCGCTTCTGTTGGTGCCGATTCTGTTGGTGCCGATTCTGTTGGTGCCGATTCTGCTGATGCCGCTTCTTTTGGTGCCGATTCTGGTGGAGGTGCTTCTGCAGCATTTGCAGATGGTTTAGTACCAAATGCATTAGTTACGAATGAAAAAGCATCGGATACAGACTTTTGTGCTGTTGTTGTTAAATTTGCTCCAGTTGTTAGTGCTCCATTTGTTAGTGCTGATGTTCCAGTTGATTCTGCAGAATCATTTGGTCCAACACCTCCTCTATATTTTCGGTTTCTATTTCTACGCGATCGTGGCATATACTAATGATAGATTTTAATGTTTCTTAAAAAGGCAATTCATTGGTTTTAATTGTTTAATATTCATTATTGATGCATCTTGAAATTTACACGAAGACATCCAAATTTTAATAATACAAAAACTTTTTTTAGGAGATATAGATACTCCCATAATTGTATTATTTACAGAATCATTGGATATAGAATTTCCTAAAATACTGTAACACAAATCCGTCCAGATTTCCTTGACATATTTATTATCGACTTTATAAGAAAAACATCCGCCATTTTTATTCTGAGGATCTTCCCATACAGGATTGATACCATCCCGCATCAAAAATAGCATGTAATTTGTTAACAATTTATCAGGTAAAATATCTAACAATTCAATCAATTCTTCAACATGACCAACCGTACTAATTTTTGTATAACTATCCATATTCCAGTTTGAATCATGCTGCAAATGTCCCCATAATACCCATTTTGTTTTAAAAGGGTTCATGTTCATATAGAGGAATTAATTAATTCGGTTTAAGTTTGTTCCATCTTAATATAATTATCTTGGTATAATTCAACAGTAGATATATTGACTAAATGAACATCTTCATTTATAATCGAAATAATCATCTTTGTAGTTGGATGAATACCTAATTTGTAACATATCCATAATTTAATTGGATCCGTAAATAATATATTCGGAGCAACCATGTATTCATTGACTTCTAAATTATATTGTTTTCCGCGAACAGTTACTCTTAAACCGAACCATTTATAAGTAGGTTGAATCGGATCTGAAATATTAAAATGCCGTGAAAATTTATATTTGTATTCATAGTTTTTGTTGTATACAGTTAAAAATCCCCAAATAGGTTTAGATGCCGGTTTATATAATGGTAATTGTTGTCCATCTTCAGAAATCATATAATAGTCTATTTCATCTATGGTATAATACCATGTTTTAACTGCTTGAAATAAATTATAGACCGTTATAAAAATATCCATATCCTATAATATACTCTTTAGTTTAAACAGTTTTATAATAAAGATTTAGTATATAATTAGGTATGGAAAAATTTGATGATTATTTAACATTATCAGATCAAAACAATTTACATCCAGAAATTAATGTATCTTCTATACCTAGACATCTTATATTGTATGGACCATCTGGAGTTGGAAAATATACACAAATGTTGCGTATTGTTCGAAATTATAGTACAAACAAATTGAAATTTGAGAAAAAAATTCAGACAACAACGGATCCTATATTTATTTTAAAAATTAGCGACGTGCATTATGAAGTAGATATTGATTTATTGGGATGTAATTCGAAAACAATTTGGAATGATATTTATATACAAATATCGGATATTATTCGTAATAAATATACGGATAAATCAGGATTTATTGTGTGTAAAAATTTTCATTTGGTCAATAATGAATTACTTGAAATTTTTTATAGTTATTTACATTCACCGTTACAAATTAAATTTATATTCTTAATGGAATCTATTTCCTTTTTACCCAATAATATTTTATCCAAATGTGACATTATTAATGTATGTCGTCCAACCAAAGAACATTACCATCATTGTTTAAAAGTATCCATACCAGACACTATTCATAATATTAAAAATGTAGTGCATTCAATTCCTGAAATAGATACGCAAAAACAAGTGTGTCAAAAAATTGTAGAAATTATCAAAAATCAATCACATCAGTATATGGAATTACGTGAAGAATTATATTCCATTCTTATATTTGATTTAGGTGTTGAAAATTGTATTTGGAGAATTATTTCTATGCTACAGTTGTCCAATGAAAAACAATTGGAAGTAGTTTATGCAACGATTGATTTCTTACAATATTTTACCAATAATTATAGGCCAATTTATCACCTGGAAAAGTATATTTATAAAATTATTCAAATTCTTAAAAAAAATTGAAATCAAAAATTCAAACAAGTAGAGTTATTCCGGCTGTAACATGTCTTCATCTCTTGGAACTCGTATCGCTAGCGTCGTCGCCTCCACGGAACTCGGTGAATCTTCTCAAACGGTCAACATCAAGACGTTTCTAGCTAAATGGCCGGGTATTCGGTTACAATATCGCGGAAAAGAACGCCGAAGCGGAGAAATGACGCACATATTTAACCTATATATTACGCCCAAAACGGAGGCACGTTACTCGGAGCTTTTCACTCTCATCGGCGACAAGTTCTACCAAGGCAACAAGTTTGTCATCTACAAGTGGGAACAGCGTACGCCAGCTCCTATTCCATTACCCGTTTCGCCAGCAACTGTACGGATCGAACGGATTGGCTACAACGTGACAAGCACATGGGGTGTCCCTTCGCCAAGCGAACTGGATCCAACCATCCAAGTGCTAAGGTACGAGCGGCGCAAGGATTAATGTCAACGAAATAAGGTAAGTACACATTGTTTTAAATATAATATCCGTATTTTTTTACATAGTCTACCATATTCATTTTTCCCATACCATTATTACATACTGCACAAATGGGACGCAAATTATTGATTTCTAATGTACCTCCATTGGCTTCGGATATCACATGACCAGTAACAAAATCTGTATTTCGAATATATGCTTTTTTACAGCATAAGCAACGGTGTTCGTTAATATGGCGACCAATATAATGATCCCATATGTGTGATTTTACAGCTTTAGGAATTCCTTTTTTAGAATATTTTTTAGAATCAATTGCGTGGGCAATAACAGGTTCTATTTCTATTTCTATTTCAGCTTCTGCTTCTAAAGCAATAGGAATTTCTTGATAAGGTATAGTTGTATTTTTCCATGCTAATTGTTGATTATTTTTACTGTGAATAGAACCTTCAATAATAAAGTGATCTTCTTCAATAAAGATTACTTTATACTTTTCTCCGTTGTTATACGTTTTTCCTGAAATAACATCTTCAAATACGACATAGCCTGGAAATAATAATGTTTTTAAATTATTGGAATAAATACGTGATACAGGAGTATCATGTAAATGACTGTTACTAATATAAATAATATTATTATTTTCGGTTGCAGATGGATGTTTAAATTTAGATAAAGATAATGGCTGAAAATATTTTGAATTTGCCATACTATAGTATTTATTATTTTTTTATATTATTTACAACAAAGTAATAATATCTCTTAGCATATCCTCTGTTATTTTAAATTCTTGCGATTTATTGTAGATGTCGACAAGTTCGGATATATCGTATTGATCTTCTAAATCCGGGTATTTTTCAAGAAATAATTTTACATTTTGTATGTATAATTGTTTAGATGTAAATGGTAGCATATCATCTTTGTATAAATTCAATGTTGTAAGAAGTGCCTTAAAATTTGTATCGGATATAATTAAGGGTAGTTCTTTTTGCTTCAAATAGGATCGCCACAAAAAATAAAAGTCTTTATAGGATGTCGTGCCCGTTTTATGCATAGTATCATCAATAAACATGGTAATAATATTTTCTGGTGTATTCATGTTCAAAAATAATGTTTTTTGAATAAAATTTTCGTCTGTGCACTGTAATAAAAATCCCTCTGCATTCGTATATTTTGTAGATAAATGTGTAGCAACACTAATTACATTTAATATTTTTGTAGGAAATTTATATAATTCTGGACATTTTCCTGAAATCATACGACATTGATCATATTTATGATCCCAAAATTTATATTTAAAATTATCAATTACACTTTTATTCGTCATTGCATAAATTTGTTCTGTAAATTTGCGAATTACCTTTTTATAAGAAGAATCGATAAAATAAACAAACGTGTCCTTTTTTCCAAGAATACAATCACCTAAAATAGTCAAAAAATATTTAATATGATTTTTAGAATTAAACATTGTAAATGATTGAAATACATATTTAATAGTAGTCACATCAGGTACACTTGCAGTAAACATATTTTCTTTCAATCGTTTGATAATATTTTTCTTAATTTTATATTTCCATATTTTTAGATCATTGTCGGTTAATTCAGATAAAACATAATGAGCAATATCATCATCGGATAAAATAGTATAATTAGAATCTATGTATTCAATAAATAGTTCCGTTTGAGGTATATAAAAAATTGCATGGTTTGATAAAAATTCCTTGATATAAATTTCCTTTTTATCTGTTAATTCTTGTAATTGTTGAGTTTTTTTAATATGATGATCTTCGATACTTTGCATAAATGATGGTAAATTAATTAAATAATGAGTTAGTTTATCGTTCATGTACGGATTTTCTTTATATTTTTCAATCAAATTGGAAATAATTTCCATTCTTATTATCTAGTTATTAGACGTTTAAGTGTATTTAACATACTAAATAATATAATACTACTATATGAAACCGTATATATGGATTGCATTATTTATATCTTTTTTGTGGGGAATTCAAAATGTAATACATAAAGATTTGTTATCTCATATAAGTGGTCTTTCTATTATGTTTTATTCTACAATCATATATGCATTTTTAATTACAATAACTGCATATTATAATAACAAAATTATTATACAAGATTTTAAAAAAATAAATTTACGAATTGGAGCAATTCTCTTTTTTACTACTGTTTTTACACTCTATTTAACTAATATTTTATATTATTATATTTTGAAAAGTCACGAAACATCTATTATATCTGCATTAGTGTATTCTGCACCAGCATTTACAGTTGTTTTTGCCTATTTATTTTTAAATGAAAAAATTAGTTTATGCGGATTTATAGGTATACTGTTAATTATTATTGGTACAATTCTTATCAATATTGATAATAAATATGTTGAATATTTAGCTATTTATTAATTATTTATTTTCATTAAAAAAAATGAAAATAGAATAAAATTACGAAATACGTTTTGTTGGAATTTCAGAACTTACGATATAAAGAGAATTCTCAGTTTCTACAATATATTGTTCGCCAACCTTGTATACCTTTAGAATAGGACTAGTGTACTCATCTTCATTCTTTACAAGCAACTTTTCTCCACCACCGCGAACACCAATAACAACCGTTTTTGCACAGGATAGAGACCAGTAATCTAGCATAATAGGTTTGTCTTTTTCCAAAGAAAGCTTAGAAACGTGTTTTAATACTAAATCACACGGTAGTTTTGGTTCCGACATGTTGTTAAAAGATCAGATTGCTTTAAATCGTTATTTTATTAAAATAGTTTTTTTAACTCTTTTTTTAAATAATTCAGGTTTAACATGGCTACATTTATGGTCTACAATACTTTGAAACGAATCATGTAATAATGCAACAATATAATCATATATTTTATGAATAATTTCTAATGAACATTTACCAACAATCAAAATACTACCTGTACGGAAAATCATAAACGATACTGTATTTTTTGGTACTGGAGTACTAACAATTTCGCCTTCTTCTGTATAATAAATTTTACATTGAATTCCTGGATAAGAGCATGGATCATACACTGCAGAAATGCCCTTTTCATACCGTAATTTATTGTATAAACTATCACGATTAATGAAATAACCACAATTGAAATTTGAATTAATCAGAACAACCTCTTCATTTTCTTTGTTATAACACAATTCAGGATAATAAACTTGTAATTGGTTCATTAATATTTGTATGATATATGGTAAATGTGCTCTATTTTGTATACCTGGAATTTCTATTTTACCAGTATTGAATATTTTAATATGAAATTCTTTAAATTGTTCATTGATTAATACACGCAAAATAAGTACGAAACAGTTGTAAAATGCCCCTTTCTGTTTAAGTCGATAGGATATAATATCTTTTTTAGAAATACCAATTGTAATTTTGCTGACATTCTTGTATTTAATATTACCACGTTCATTTTCAATATGTTTGATTGTAGTTCGATAACCATAACGTGGTGAGGATGAAATATTAGTATCAATATTATGTAATTCACTTGGTGTATTACTATTTAATTTTATCTGTTTTTTGATAATTCCTTCGCGTTGTTCGTGATATGGTATAACAGTTAGTTTCCAAAATAAATCAATTAAAGGAATGGGCTGATTTAAATAGGAAATAATTGTATTGGTTGAAATATAGAGTGCAGTAGATTCGGGGGCAACAGATGAATTTAGATCAACAATTGGGTGATCTAAATGCGCGGGCATATCATTCAAAAAGTCATTCCATTCATCGTCGAGATCCATTTTTAGCTATCTAGTATTAGTTCTTTAAGTTCAATTCTTTAATGCAATTAATTCGTGATAGGCTTCTTTGTAACATTTTAAAAACCGTTTTTTATCTGTTATTATACCTTCTCTATAGGATACATTTATAGATATTTTTTCATCATACGATATCATAGAAAAGGATACTTCATTATTTTGTGTAGATGTTGTATATTGAATATTATCTAGGTTACAATTTTTCAACTTATTTGATGGTCCAATCATGTTCGAAAATGTTAAATTTATATTTTTAAAAATTGTATTGCATACTTGCGAATGATAACTCATAGGTAAATATTGTAATATATAGTGCAGTACTATATTAGATATGTAAATAAAAGGAGAAAATTTATATATATTAAAAAGTTCATTAATGTATGTTAAAAGTTGTACATCGGTTTTACATGGATTTAATTTACTAATTACAAAAAAAATATTATTATTATCATTGTTATTTATATAAATAGGTGAAAATGTTATAATATCTTTATTTTCTGTATATTTATACCATGTTTTAATCATTAATGCATACAAAAATGAATTTATAGTTATATTATATTTAGATGTAATTTTTTTAATTTTTTTAATTTTAATTTTACCACAAGATATAATATTCATTTTATTATTTGAATAATTTGTAATAGTTGGTTTTGTATATAAACTATATAGAGTATTAATATATAAAATAATTAATAAAATTGTACCTATTATATAGTAATAAACAATATTAAATATGGTTTGATTTGTACGTTTGAATATAGGTTTTATATAAGATTTTTCTGAAAATGGTGTAAGTAATATATCTGCTAATTTATATCCATCACAATAAGAATGATCTATTTTTACATATATACGACTTTTATTATGTTCTATATCATTTAATATTGTAAAATGCCATTTATTTTTATGTAAAAATGGTTCATTCAATATATTTTTGGTATTAGTATCAAAATTTGTTACTTTTTCATTTTTTATTGTATAATGATTTGTTATATTAAATTGATTATTATTTATCCAATAATATCCATTCTTTTGTTTTTCAATTGTCTGTTTTAAATTTGGACTATAATGTAGTATTAATTGTAACAAATCTATAAATTTAGTTTCATCAAATACTTCATCAAAATCAAATATACTTAATATAATATTACATGATTTTTCACCAAAAAATTTTGTAATCAAATTATTTATTTTGATCATTTACTTTTGGTTTTTTTAATTAATTTCTTTTTTTTACGTATTTTTTTAGGTATAGCGGTTCCCATAATATTATCCCACAATGAAAATATAGATCCGTAATTTCCTCCTCCAATTCTGTGATGTCTTTCATGATATTTTGAAGAAATAAAATAAGGAATAGGAAATTTATATGATGTATTTGTGTGTACATAAAACTGGTGTAAAACTAAAATAGATCTTACTATTATTGTTTCACTAATATTTAAAGTTATAATTAATGTAGGAATTAAATATATTATAAAAAATATAATAATTGTTTCTATAATAGTATTATTAATTGTATCCAGTGGTACCAAATTATCTAGTTCATGATGTAATTCATGTATATATTTTTTTATAGAAGGGTCTAATCTATGTATACATATATGATACCAATAAAACAAAAAATCTGCAATTAAAAAAAACATTACAATATTACTTAAATTAATTGTATAAGAATATTCTATTTTAACATAGGGTATTGTAATTAAATTTAATACATAAAAACATGTATATGTTATAAAAATATAGAAATAATATGAAAAATCACATTTATTTTCGTTTTTGTGATACATATTTATTTTTACTAATATACAAAATACCACTATATAAATAATAAAGTGTAATATAAAATTCATATAATTTGTGAATTTTATAACATAAATCCTATTACGAATTGAAAATATAATGAATTACATAATCAATATTTATATCTGATATATGAATTGCTAATTCAATTTCGTTCAATTTATTCAAATCATACGTATCTATATTGTGTGTAATTATATAATATAGATATTCCTTGATAATGTGTTTTTTATCCATATTGTATTCGCGGCTAATTTCATTTATTTTTATCATAGGTTCGTGGGATTGATGTAAATCTTTCCATATATCTGAATGTATAATTTTGAAATGTTGATTATCTTGATTCGTCTGCATATAATTAATCATACTACGAATATCAGATCCAAATAATTCTTGTATATAATTTAATTGTAAATCGGTTAACATTAATTTTTCATTTTCTGAAACATGTTTCAAAAACATTAAAATGTCTTGTTTGGGTAAATGGTTAAACTTTATTTTCAAAAATAAAGATTGGAGTGATTCATCTATTTTGCTAATATAATTACAAATTAGAAAAAACCGTGTATTTTCATAAGTATCATTCATTAAATAAATAAGAGCTTGTTGTGCATTTTTTGTCATGGAATCTACTTCGTCTAGAATTACAATTTTCAATCCATTATTAAAAAATGTTTTAGAATTTACAAAAGAATGAATTTGATTTCGTATAATATCGATACCACGATCATCCGATGCATTCAAATGTATGGTCAACCCTTTATTCATTTCTTGTTTTTTTTCTTGATACATGTTAATTAAATTAATAATGGTAGTTGTTTTACCAGTACCTGGCGGTCCAAAAAACAACATATTTGGAATATATTCTTGTTCAATCATACTTTTAAAAAGCAATTCATTATATGGATTCAATACAATATTGGAGAATTTAGTCGGTCTATATTTTTCTGCCCATGGTATTTCCATATAATTGGATGAGTGGGATGTATTTATATTATAATTTGTTAATTTATCGTGCATTCATCATTCCTGCATTACCTGATAAAAATGTAAGTATATTGTACCGTTCTTCTAATACATATACATTGTAATTGTACATATATACCTTATAGGCTGCTTTGTTTACACCAATTTGTTGATTTAATTCTGGATCACAAATGGTCAAATAAGTAGAATCAGGATCAAGTGGGGGAGTTATGGTTGTAAAATCGAATTCTATTTTTGAAAATTTACTTAAATTTATAGCGCCGGATGGTTGTAAAATAAAAGGTGACGTTTTTAATGCAAAATTATATGTATATAATCCATCTAATCCTGCAGATCCATATCCTTCACTAACTAAATATTGCTGATCTTGAAGATATATACTTGCATTTCGAGTTTCTTCGCGAACGGTTCCATCAAATGTAATACCAAATTGTAATAGAATATTTTTCTGATTTTCTGCATGTAAATCTCCAGTTCCATACAGTAAAGTTGGACGACCATCTAATGGACTACTGCCATATCCATTAATTGTATATAGGCCGCGTTTCATAGTTTGAGGTAACAATGTTATTGGTTTTGGTAAATAATCGTATTCCCAATTTGTATAATTACTCCATTCATTACGCAAATTTACATCGGACCTTTGAAATAAAAACATCCAATTCAATACCAATCCTGTTGAATTTTGTAACCATACTTTATCAGCAATTGCAACATTTGAAAAAAGAGTTTGGTGATATTCTTTTACCAAATATTTTTGAGGTTGTAGAGCAAACAGTTTTGCCTCTTCTTCTGATAAAAAACAATATTGACATGATAAATGTGTATTTTCATTCCAGTTATTATTTAATGAAGTATATGTTAATTCTACATTAGGAGGAGGTTGAATAAATCTATAAAATTGGTGTTCTAAAATAGTCATATTGGGAGCTATTACTGGATAAAAATTAGCAGAATCGAGTACATTTTTGATTTGAAATAATTCTCGCAACGGACGTATGGTAATTTCAATTTGTAAAATATTGTACTGAAGAGCAACTAGTGGGAATGCCTGTTGTGATGTAAAACCCCACCAAACAGGTAATGGTACTCTCAATTGTCTTCCACGAATGGATGGTTCTGGTATAATTCCTGCATTATAAGCAACATTTGGATAACGATTATTTCTACCAAGTGCATTCGCTGGATCGTATAATTCTGGTATATTTCCAACCATATTATCCCATTTCTTTTTCTGAGTTGCAGATAAATCACGATTTGCTAATAATACTATATCTGTACCTGTCATTTGTTGAATTAAATTTCCGCCAATTGTAAATTTGATGGATTTGATCATCATTGCCCCTAAATTTTTAATCCATTTGAATTCATATGGAACCCATTGATTGGACGTTTGATTTGCATAAATAGGACTATAAATATCTGGAAGTTGCATAACAAAATAGGTATCCATTAACAATTCCGAATATCGTTTTACTTTAAATGTATAATTCGTTTCTGTTGTTGGAGCAAGTTGTCGTAATCCTTCATAATCTAGCCTAAAATTCTGCATACCAAAATTAGTGATTCGTTTATAGGTACTTGACCAATATGTTTTTTGTGGATTTCCATTTAAAATGATATTTTGATTTCCTACGGCAACTAAATTTAATAATCCACCTACCATATACTTAATACGTAATATAATTTGTATTTAATATATTGTTTGGTTTAAATTTTAAAATGTCTATAGTATTTGTTGTTGTTTTGAATAATTCCTTTCCGTAGATGTCTTGTAATAATAACCATTCAAATAATCCACCTATATATACGTAAACCGAACCACCTAATTTTGTAATTTGTGTATATTTCAAGTAAATCGTTTCATCATTACTATGTTTACCGTAAATTATAATATTATTTTTTTGTTTGATTGCTTTTTCAACTTCTACAATTTCATTACAAATAGGTACAGTTTTATAAATTAAAATAGTTTGTTCGCTTTCAGGTAAAGTATTAATAATTAAGATACGTTCATTGGTTTGTGCATATTGTATATCTTGAAAACTTACTTTTTTAGTATTCTGGTTTCCCATAGTTATTGATAGAATATACTATTTAATTACAATTGAAACAAATATTTTATAGATAATATCATGGATCTTTTTCAAATTCCGCCAATTATGGTTGAATCCACCAATATTCAAAATGTCTACAATTCATTAAACTATATATTTCAGCAAGATTATATAGACCATTATATATATCAATCTAATACTAGCGCACGAGTTTATTTTAAACCAGTAAAATCAACTAAACAAATACAAAAAATAGTAAGATCATTATCGTCGAATCGTCCAATTGTTTTTAAATATAATGGTGCACGATTTTTCGTATATTCTATTTAAAATTGAAATATATTAAACAAAGTTTAGAAAGTATTTAAATGTCTCGCCTAATTCAACTTCCGCCCGTCATTGTTCGTTCTACGGATATCAATAATGTGCGCGATGCACTGAAAGATTTGTTTGGAGTAGAATGTGTGAAAGAGTGTAGTTTTGAAGAACAAAATATTGCATATGTAAAGTTTTTACAAATGGAATCAAATGTCTGTATGGAGTTCTTCAATAAATTGTCGGGGTCGGTTGCGTTTACTTATAATGGAACAAGGTATGTCGTAGATTCGCAATATATTAATGTTTAAAATTTATAATCTTTTTTTATAGTATGGAAGTAGTTAATAAATATTATAATATGTTTGATCCAAAACGTTCAATACGTATACGCGAACGTGTAAACGAAGAAAATTTAGATGAATTTGAAGAATTTTTGATACAAAACATAGAAATTGATGAAAATATTGTGTGTGATTACGGTATTTTAACTCTTTATATTAAGGATTTTGCAAAAAGACAAAGAAAACAAAGAAATATTGTTGGTATGTCTAGTATATATAGCGATAAAAGTGATACAAATTTACAACCATTTTTAACACAAGAAAGTGGTTCATCGCCAAATGTGATATTAGCCAAAATTATTTTAAATGTTATAGATCGACGAACACAATTACAATTTTCAGGCGGCAGAAAATCTCGTCGTAAATCTAAAAAAAGTAGAAAATCGAGGAAATCTAGACGTTAAATTTCCGACATAATTTTTTCTATTATTGTAATCGTATCTGAAATTGCCTTTATTTTTTCTTCTTCCAATTCCATAACATTTCCAAATGTAATCATTTTAGGTGGGTTTAAACTCGTATCAAAAATCTGTTGTTTTTTATCTACATATTGTACATAATAAGCATAATCAGGTACTTTAACTCCTATTTCAAACATAGGTATGTGACGATAAGCAACTACATACAATTTATTCTTTCCTTCTTTTGTAATAACAGTATACGCCATTTTATCCAGTATTACTTTATTTATTTTTTAATCAATTTTTTAAAAAGATTGAAGTTGGTACATAATAGTTTGGGCTACCTTTTTTGCATTTATAAAAAGACGCGGTTCTATATCTAAATTTAAATCGTTAAGAACACGTGGAATCCCAATACGATCTTCTTTCTTAATAGAGTCATCAAATAATATCCAATCACCGTTATTTTTTATGTGATAAATAACTGCACATGGTAGAATATCGTCCACTTTAGTTAAACAACGAACAAGTATTCCATTAACGGTTGAAACGGTTACATCATAACTTGTTGTACATTCAAATATATGACCAACTTCCCATGTATTACATATGGAAATTGACATGATAATTGTTTAGAAAAGAATTCTAAATCATTTTCAATTTAAAATAATATTTATTATTAGTATGGATAAAGCCTATGCAGATCATTATGATATAACTCATCCACCTGCATATAAAATTGCATGCGATGATACTAGACAACGGTTTGAAGAGTATCAGAAAGAAAGAGAAGAAAAAATAAAACAATATAAATTAACATGTATTATGTTACAAAAAGAAAAAGTAAAACCCACAACCCCTTTACCCTCTTTACCCCCTTTACCCTCTTACCTTACAGATTCTTCATAATTCCTCGCGCCCGTTCTGCATAAAACACCAAAAGCGCTTGAACCTGTTTTGTTTCTTCTTCTGTTGCTCCCTTGTAGTTCGCCCACTTGTTGAGGATTGTCGGAATCATAGACTTGGCCGTAAAGAGATAAGTAGGATCAAACCATACCCAGTCGCCGCGTCCAAATACAGGCATAATTATAGCAATCGGATTATCAGTTTCTGCATCTTCTGGAATCAGAGCACGAACTGATGTCCCGCCATATTCAAGTGTAATGACCTGATAATTTTCATCCTTGTCGTAAATAATTTCGCCCGAGTTCCAAGTATTTGCCATGTTTGATAGATCGATCCAGAATACAAATCCAAATTGGGTAAAAACGTTTCAATTTTTATTATAATAAAAATTGAAAATATTTAAATATAGCAGCATACTACAAGTTATGTATATTCTTATTGATCGCAAAGGCACATTGAAGGAGATTAAAGATGTGGATGTTGCTGATTACGGAAAGCGCAAATGTATTTGGAAAATAAATGGAAAGACGATTTATTTGTATGGTCGTACAAAGCAAAAAGAATCGTCCAAAATAGTAAAATATGATTTCCCTCCACCAGTGGATAATAAAATATTTTACGGGAAATGTTTGCTTGTAAATCCACAAGAAACTCTTACTATAGTTGAATGGGAAAAAATATATGAAGAGTTAATGGGCGGATTTGAAGATATAAATTCAGATTCAGACGTTTCGGAAGAAGATACGACTGGATTAAATCTGACAAAAGAAGGGTATGTTAAAGATGGTTTTGTAGTATCAGATGATGAATAAGAAAAATTGATTTAGAAACAGTAGATTGCATAGTATATAACTATGCGTATTGTAGAGAATCCTACTCTATTTCGCGATACGATTCGGGTAGAATTGAATAAATTAGTGTTGAATGATCAGTATACTGCAGTGATTGAAAACGGAATGTACAATTATACAATACAAGAATGTACAAATCGTAAAATTATAAAAAAATGGACGAATCCATTTTTTGTAGAAATATATATATCTAAATTTAAAACGTTACTTGCTAATTTAAAAACAGAATATGCAAAAGAACTTATAGAACAAGACCCAACAAAAATTGCTTATATGACACATCAAGAATTTAATCCTGAAAAATGGAAAACAATTATTGAAAAACAGCAAAAAATTGCCGAATCCATGTTAACTAGTAAATTAACAGCAAATACTACATCATTCAAATGTTATAAATGTGATAGTAAAAATTGTTCTTACTATCAGATGCAAATTCGTTCTGCAGATGAACCAATGACATCCTTTGTTACGTGTATCGATTGTGAAAATCATTGGCGCGTTAATTAAAAAAATAAAATTACTAACTAACAATGAGAGATTTAAACGCTTTTACTAATTTAGGATTACAAATTAACACACCTCCTCCTCCACGTTTTTTTTGAGAATCCATACGATTTAAATCCCCTATCCATACATATTTACTGCATACGGCCCATTTAGAATGATCTTGTGATTCTTTGAAATATAATCCATTCCAACACAATTTATTCACGTCATAGAGATTAGATGTTATTTTATTTATAGGCGATCCACGTCGCCACGTTTCTACGTACCATTTGGATGAGTCTAAATTACATAAATGATCTCCATAAATATCAACAATATATTGTGCTGGTTTAGAATGATGTGTAATTGTTGGCGAAATCTTCATTTTTTTAATTTCGATTTTATTAGAATAGGAATCGGGTAAAGGAAAATTATGTTGTAAATAAATATTTGCATTCATCCAATTTATCTGTTTAAAAATAGTTTGAAGTCGTTCATGTGAATAGTTCATTTCTATGTAAACAAAGGATTGTCCATACATTAATTCCGACGGAAGAATAGGTGAAATAGAAGTAGGTGTTATTTCAGTTGGAAAATTAGGTACAGAATGAATTAACCAACCAATTTTATTTGAATTCCACGATACAATGCCTTTACAATGTCCTTTAGATTTTATAGTAGATATATCGGTTTCATCATTATATGCAGCCCATCCTTCCCAATTTGAATTATATATTTCTTGAACCCAATCTTGTATCGACTCCATCGGTAAAAATACTCCGTTATGATGTATAATACCTTTGTGACCGTGTGGCAATTTGATAACTACTTGTAATGAAACATCACTACAAGTAATACATGAAACATATGAATAGCAAGATAAACACTGACCCATTTGTAGGTAGTTATAAATATAAATAAAAACTCAATTTTTATCTGGACAAAATACGATGAATTAAATAAACAATTTCTTCTTTTGTAAATTCATCACTGTCATATGCAAACTGGTAATGAGGCATTCCAGTCGAATTTATACGTACTAATCCAAATTTATCTGGCGATGATTTACAACTATAAATACAATTATATTTTGATACTATAGTCATATCCGATTTATATTTTGGGTAACCAGCAAATAGTTCATCAAGATTTTTGAGTTTATTATTAAAATAGATTTGTAAATGTGGAGTAGACTTTTCAAAATAGACAGGTACAGGAGAAGCAAAACTATCTAAAAATTTATAATAAAAATCAACTACTTGTTCTGTATCACAAATTTCTCCATCTTCAAATAAAAATACATAGTTGGGTTTTTCATATTCTTTATTCGTTATCCAACCTACTACTCTTTCTAATTTGGTTTGTTGATTGAGAATTTTAAGTTCTCCATATTTAATTGTCATTGTATATAACGACAATTAAATATAACTCATCTTTATCCAAATAGTTTAACGGGGGAATCCAACTAGATTTGCACCAATACCAAATCCTGCACCAGTACGAGCAGTTACACCCATGCTTGGAATGTATGTATCTAGGATAGAAAAGGTTGCTGCAGCAGTAAGGGCAATAAGCGCAACTTCTTCTAAGGAAAGACCTTTGCCTTTTGGAATAACATAGGCAGCAATTGCAACCATTAAACCTTCTACTAAATACTTAATAGCTCTTTTGACTAATTCTCCTAAATCAAACATTATAATAATTGAATAGAAAAAAATATAATGTAAATAAAACTTAAATAGACAACTTTTATGAAGGTATGTCTAAAATAGTTGATTTATTGGAAGAAGATAAACCAATCGCACAACAAAAATTTGTATGTGTGTCCTTTGTTTCTCCAGAAAATATTATTAAATCCAGAGAGCAATTTCAATTTGAACAATTTGTAAAGACATGGGACATGACAAAATCTGTAGAAAAATACGCAAAGTTTACTGCTTTTTTGGCATATAAATATAATTTGGATACAGAACAAGTAACATCTGATCTTACTGAATTTTGTAAGGAGGAAAGTGAACTGCTTAATTCAAATTCGGTTGCAGATGATTACAAGAATTTCTTGGATAAGAATTTAGACACACTAGAATTAGAATACAGTAAGCAAAACAATTTTCAAACGAACACACGTGGTTTGAAAATTAGAGGAGTATATCCTTCACAGGAAGAAGCCGAAGTACGTGCTAAGATGCTACGCGAAAATGATCCCTATTTTGATGTTTATGTTGGACCTGTAGGAGTATGGATGCCGTGGGAACCGGATGCATACCGTACAGGTAAGGTTGAATTTTTAGAAGCTCAGTTGAATGAGCTTATGTCAAATAAGAAGGCAAATGAAGAAAACGCAAAGGATTATTTCAATAAACGAGTTAAGGAAAGTAAGAAAAAGGCAATGGAAGAAAATATAGAAAAGGCAAATTCAACTGGTAACAAACTTACACAAACATTAAATAAAGAAGGTGAACTTATCGGAGTTAAGAATATTGTAGATGTTTCTGAGGTAAATGCAGAATTATTTGATTCTGAAAATATTGTATTATCGGTTGATTAGAATACGGAATAATTATTTTCTGTTTTGTTAACTGGTTTCTCGCTTTCTATTTGATTTTTATCTTTTATATATGCAACAATGGCTGCCGAGGTACGTTCACCACTATATGTTTCCTGTACTATTCCATTGTTGAAATATAACATTGTAGGAAACCCAGTTATATTGTATTCTTTCATTATTGCAGTTACTTCGGGATCTACAGTTCCTGCAGCCGAAGGAGAACAGTCTAGAGAAGCTATATATTTAGAATCTAATTGAGAAACTGCATTTTCCCATTCAGGTTTTAAATCTTTACAATATCCACAATTATTGCTGAAAAATAATACAAGTGCATTTCCATTTGTTTTAATATCATTTTTGAAACTGGAAGCATTTGTTGTAAATCCTTCACGAGTAGAAAGGAAGATAACTCCGCATAATATTACAATTAATAATAATATATACCAAGGTAAAGTTGTTCTTTTAGACATATAATGTATATGTCTAAAATAATTTTAGCTGTAGTAAATATATGGATTATACTCAACTTATTCTAATTATTATATTTTCCTTAATATCAAAATATATCTATTCGTCTTACAAAAATTCAGAAGATATGTTTGAAAGTCACAATCATTACAGTATGGTATCTGAATATTTTATTGGTGATAAAATGAAAAGAAATAAACCTATTTTATGGATTTATAGCCCGCCAGATATTAATGCACGAAACTGGGAATCTTTTTATTCTAGAAATCAAATGAAAGTAAATCAACCCTATCTTCAAATTACAATGAAAAGTATATATGATAAATGTAAAGATTCATTTAATGTATGTTTGATTAACGATGATGTATTTGATTCGTTGTTAGAATGGAATGTAAATATACATGATATTTCGCAACCTAATAAAGATCATTACAGACAATTAGGTTTAAGTATGTTATTATATAATTATGGAGGGTTTCTGGTACCGCCTTCCTTTTTGTGCATTCATGATTTATACGATTTATACAAATCAAATTTATATGATAAAGGAATGTTTGTAATTCAAGATGTAAATCATGGTATTACACATGATCAGCTTACCTATTTTCCAAATGTAAATATGATGGGATGTAAAAAGAAAAGTTTATGGATGAAACAATGTGTAGAATACCAAGAATATTTATTTTTAGATAAATCTGGACAATCTGATTTTATAGGAAATGTAAATTTATGGTGTAATCGTAATGTCACTATTGTAGATGGAAAATATATTGGTGTTAAAAAAATATCAGGAGAACCAGTTACAATTGATGAATTATTAGGAACGACTCCGATACCTTATCCAATGTCATCATTGTATGGTATTTATATACCACAAGATGAAGTATTGAAACGTACAAAATATAATTGGTTTGCAAGAATGTCTACTAAACAAATTATAGAAAGTCAACTTATGATTGCACAATATATGATTGCTTCCTATTAAGGAGATAGTAATAATTTATTTTTAGTTTTAGTTATATCGATCGATATTAAACGATCTCTGAAATTTTGTGAATGTATTTCGGACGATTCAAATAATCCAGTATATTCATTTGTAATATCTGTTAAAAACAATTGACCATTTGGTTCAGTTCGATGCTCGCGTTTTAATTTCAAACAATTGTTTATTTTTATACTTAATAGATAATAATCGCGATAAGATAATAATTCATTTTCTATTTTTTTCTGTAATCCCAAATAAAGTTCAATACTAGTTATAATACCACAAATGAGTGAAATTAAACAGTTGATACTGGATACTAATGATTGATCTAAATAAGTACTTAGACCAACTGAAAAAATAGAATTAACACTGGATAATACAATAATGGGTAATTTAAAATATTTAATGTATTCGTGCAAAACAAGATAATTAGTTTTGTGAATTTGGGATAAAATACCAGCGTTATATTCCATGTCTTTTAGTAATGATTCAATATCGTCAGACCAACCATTTTGAGATTCAGTAGAAGAATCATCGGATTTATGCTCTCCTAGTTCTAAATGATCATCAGAATTAGAACCAAAATTTATACTCATAATATAATAAATTATTTTATATTATGAATTAACGAGGCTGATTTTTACGTGTCCGACAATGTCTCTTTTTAACCAATGTTTTTTGTTTACGTTTTGATCCATAAACCCATCTACAATCTGTATTGTTCTTTTTTCTACAAATACGATATCCGACTTTGGTGCAATCAGATGGTTTATTACGTTTTTTAGATGGAGTTGTATTTGTAATTCCAAAGATACGATCTAATGCAGGAGACATAATATACTATTATAAAAAAATATAAATGATATAGAATATATTCTATATTATTATGTTTACATGTTCCAAATGTAATTTTTCATGTAAAAAGAAAGGAGATTGGACACGACACATTTCTACAAAAAAACATCTTAAGGATACAGGGGACGTTGATTTAAAACAAATTATTTTAAAACAACAAGAACAAATTGATACGCAACAAAAACAAATTAATGAATTAATTCCTAAATTAGGAAATCAACGATTTAATTTGAATATATTTCTAAACGACACATGTAAAGATGCACTAAATTGGAGTGATTTTATAAATACATTGAATATTCATGATATGAATAATATAGATGATATCGCTCAAATGATTTGTGCAGAATTGTATACGATTGGTATTTATAAACGCCCAATACATTGTTTAGATGTAAAACGTAAAAAAATATGTATCAAAAATCAAAATGTTTGGGAACATAATGTTGTAAAAGTGTATGATACATTAAATGATACGGCAACTACAATACAACAAGAATATATTAAACAATGGCAACATAATCATCCTACATGGTATGAAAATGAATATGAAACAGATACGTATACACAACTAGTAAGTAATATAAATAAAGATGTATTTTCAAAGCATATATGTATGCCAAAAATAGAATGTAAGCTAGATTAATATTTTTTTATAGCTAATTGATAACCATTGTGAATTATTTCATATTGACTATTATATTTATCTAGAAATTCATTCATTGCATTTTTTATTTGAATACCATCTCCTCCACAATAATCATCCATCCACATTATACCATTTTGTTTTAAAACAGCAAATGAGTTTTCCATATCTCTTTTAATAAATTCAGGATCATGGCAACCATCAATATATATAAAATTATAATCTTTATTATTCGTTTCAAAAAATTTGTCCGATGTAATTTTGTGTACTATTATTTTATCAGAATTTTTACAATTTGAAATATTATAATTAAAATTCAGTTCTTCATTATTTTGTAAATATTGACTATGATCATTTGTTGAAATAGTAGAAAATGGGTCTACACAAATTAATCTTGAACTTTGAAAATTAAGAAAGTTGTCAGCAAAAAAAACACTTGATAATCCTTCAAAACAACCAATTTCTAACATTATATTTTCAGTTGAATTATTAATATGATGTTTCAACAAATCTTTAATTTCTGAATGTAAAAACCATGTTTGAGAATATTTGTAATTCATTATAATACGTCTAAATATATGTTTAAAACGTATTTAACCGTATATACCTTTAATTACAAATAATACCATAAACATAACAAAAAATACACCAAATAATGTATAGAGTGATTTTGGATCTAAATTTCCTCCGCCTCTAAATGCTGCAGTACGTCGTTGGGGATCAATAAAACTTAAATGATTTCCTCGATATACCATCCAATCATAAATTGTTGGAATACCAAAAATTAAAAATAATAGTATGCTAACAATTATAATAATAGTAAATACAAGTTCCATACTATATAGTTATATACTTTTTGTATTTAAAAAATACATTAATATTACAAAACCAAGTAGTCCTGTAGCCCATATAATAAATTTGTTATTTTTACAACCACAACCTCCTCCTCGCATTTCAAACGGATTTAATTTTGGAAACGCCAAAACAACTACAGCTGCAAATATAATCAAAATAAAAGATCCAAAAAATAGAATTGGTACTAAATTGTTTGACATATATTAAATGGTATATTTTAAAGTTGAATTCAAAATATACTTCTTCTCTCTATAAAAAGAATGAACATAATTGTATTTGACGTGGATGAAACGTTGGGTGCATTTTCTGAATTTTCACAGTATTATAACAAATTTACTAAAAAATTATCTTATCCACAATTCAAATATTTATTGGATATCAATCCGATCTATTTACAACCTAACATTTTATTAATACTAGAATATATAAAATATAGAAAAACTAAAAATTGTAAGGTTGTTATGTTTACGAATAATCAAGGACATCCGGTGTGGATTCAGTATATTAAATTATATTTACATGAAAAAATAAATTGTGAATTGTTTGATAAAATTATTTATGCAAAGAAATATGAACCTAAACGTAAACAAGAATCTAAATGTATTCAAGATTTTTGGAATTGTACAAGATATCCCGACAATTCCAAACTATTATTTATGGATGATCAAAAACATCCGTATATGTTATGTAACTCAGTCACCTATATATTAATGCCGCGATATTCAACTTCAACACCAAATGATATTTCAAAATATCTTTTAGAACATATCGTACAATTTATGGATTAATATTGATTTTTTTCTAATTTTTAAAAGATGCAACAAAAGAATCGGATTCAATTGAAACATAGAGATGAATAGGAACATAAAAGCATGATGACATAGTAAATCTAAAATGATTTATTTTTTATCTTCTCTTTGATTTTAATTTTGATTTTTTATTACGTTTACGTTTTTGTGAACGTTTTTGTGAACGTTTTTTTCCACCATTTGTTTTTTTAATTGCAACTATTTTATTTCCCATATGATACGGTGAAAATGTAGAAAAAACTTGTGTTTTTATATCTGTGTTAATGGTATTATCTCTATTTATTGTTGCGATTATTGAATTACCAGGTATTTCCCCTCCATTATATTGTATATAGTTGTCGTTTGTGTCTAAAAAATCAGAAATAGCTGTTTCTTGTAGTGTTTGTGTTTGTGTTTGTGGTTGTTGTTGTGGTTGTTGTTGTTGTTGTTTGTTATATTGATCCACAATTTCATCAAAAGTTCGACTTGGTGTATTAAGCCGTTTTTCTTCTAAAGGATCTTTATCTTTTTCTATTGTTTTTTTTGGTATTTTTTGTGAATCTGCTGGGCCCTGATCATAATATGTTTTTAGTGATGGAGTCCCATTTGAGGGGGGGGGAGGATATACTCGTGCATCTGGGTTCATTTTTCTGCTCATGGCTTGAATAGCTTTATAATCCATATATTAAGATTATTTTAAAAATTAAAAATATACAATACAAAACATAATATTCGCGTAATATTTTACAATATGTTGTAAACTAACTTTCTAAATTAATACTGTACATGAGCTTCCCACAAATAAGTACAATACGACCAAATTAAGGTAGGTTCTTTGCTTTTTTTAGGTTCTTTAGTTTGTTCATTGTCCATATAATGGAGTAATGCATTCGGCAAAACAAATTCTAACAATTCACTCGATGTTAACACAGTACGATCGGTTTCCAATGTTTGTGTTTCAGGAATATACTGTACTAAATCTTCCAATAATGGCGGGTATGCATAGGTGTAATACATAGACCAATTACTACATCCTTTGGTATAGTATACCATGTTCCATTCTAACATTTCTATGTAATTTTTACATACATTGGATACATCGACAGAAACTGGAAATAATTGTGCATAATATCTTTTTTGCCATTCTGGTTTAGATGGACAAATAATATATTCTTTTTCCCGTTTTAACATTGGTAAATTATTAACACGTTTTTCTAATGTAGTATTGTCTGTATTTCTTTTATTTCTAAAATTTTGTTCATTGTTAAATAAAGTTTGTTCTTTTACACTTAATGCATGAATAAATTTCTTTACGATATTCCATTGAATTCCTGTTTCGTCTACCATTGGCATTTCTTTCATTTCTGTATAGGTAGTTAGTAATGTATCCATTCCGGTAGTTCTAAGATTCAGTGCAGGAAAATGTGGCATAAAATCGTTACCTAACAATAATGTCATAAAAATGTAATCTTGTAATCTATCTTTTCCCATAGTTTCAGTTATACAATCTGATAATTGATTTATATTCAATTGATGTAGAGTTTCTTTATCTTTTATCATGAATGCAGGAGCTTCGCGTAATAAACTAATTTTGCTACAAATTTGTAAATGATTCAATGACAAAATAATTAGGTCTGAATCTAGACCATAAATCATAGTATGTTGATTTAAATGTTTATCTGGATGATCACGAATAAATGAAAATAACTTATGTTCTCCTTCACCAAATTCATTACTAGTGGATAAATAAAATTCATCATACTTACTACGATAAGATTCAAAAAATTTCATTAATTCTGTATCAAGTCGTTTCATAAAGGGTGTTCCAGGAGTAATTTGTACAGTGTCCCATGGTTTTTTTTCATTTAACCATTGACTTGTTAACCATCCTTTGTATCTACGTTCTCTCTGTTGTTTCATTTTTGCCATAGGAGGTACACCATCAAATGCAACAAATACACGAGATGGTTTTATAATTTCTAAATAATAAAGAATTTTATTACATACACGTACAATTAATTCGGTTTCAAAATCATATTTAGAAGCAATTTGAGGCATAGAATGTACTGCATCATAAATAATAGAATTGCTATCTAAATATAAATTATCTACTTTTACAGAATTCAATTGAGAAATGATCTGCTTGTGTCGTTTCATCAATTGAAAAAAATAACTTGGTATACCCATATTAGTTAACTACACAAGTTTACTTTAATTCTATTTATTTATGTAAAATAACCAATTTTATTTTGTTTCGTTAAACAATATGAAATATTTGGGAGGAAAACAAAGACTTGGAAAACATATTGCTATTGTATTAAAAGATTTATGGGAACAAACAAATGGATTAACCCACTATATAGAACCGTTTTGTGGATCTCTTGGTGTTTTAAAAAATATGACAGATTTATCTGTACCGGTTGTTGCAAATGATTATCATCAAGATTTGATACAAATGTGGTGCGAAGTTCGCGACAAAACACTTGTATATCCTGATCATGTATCAGAAGAAGAATATAATAAAGCAAAACAAATTCCAAGCCCGTCTGCATTAAAATCGTTTATAGGGTTTGGCCTCAGTTTTGGTGGGCGATATTTTGGTGCATTTGCTCCTAAATATGTAAATGGAAAAAAAGAGGATTTTTGTAAAGAAATGAAAACAAGTTTAACACGTATAAGTCCGCAAATACAGAAGGTTACCTTTACAAATCAAATGTACCAAGATATGAATCCGGTACATTCGTTTATTTATTGTGATCCTCCCTATCGCCAAGTTAAATTTCCTATACGATACAGAAGAGAGGTTAAACATTATGATAAATTTGATAGTGATTTATTTTGGGAAACGATGCGTAAATGGAGTGAGCACAATTTTGTAGTTATTTCAGAGTTAAGTGCACCTGATGATTTTATTGAAATCTGGAATTTGAACCGGTATCGAAGTGCCTGTCAAAGTACTAAAACTCGTTTTAAAGATCCGACTATTACTACACACCGTGTAGAGAAATTATTCGTCTATTCGAAATTCAAAAACGCCCATTGTAAAATGATTCGACTGTACGGAAACGTAGTAGTTTGAATCATTTTACAATTAATTCTTTGTTCAATATATTTAAATATATTAAACAAATATGTTATATCACAATATGAAAATATATACATCGGTATTGGGTGTGAATATTGCATTAAATCATATTTCAAATAACTTGAATTCACGATGGGTTTATGACAAACCTGCATTAATACAACAAGCTAACAAATGGTCTAAACTAATTCCATGGATAAAACCCTATTATGCAGTAAAATCAAACCCGTTGCCGTATATGTTAAATGATTTGGTCAATTATAAGTCAACCAATGAAGATTTTCAGATAGGATTAGATGTTGCTTCCTTAAAAGAATCAACTACTGCATTAACATATACAAATATGGAAAATACAATTTATACAAATCCGCATACAATTCCACATGAAATAAATAATGATCTTCAATTCAATATAAAAGTGATTGATTCCTTATGTGAATTAGAGTTACTACACAAGAATAATATAAAATGTCCCATTTTGATTCGAATGAATAGTGGTATAACGATTGCAAATATTAATCTGAATTCTAAATTTGGGGCAAGTAGATTAGAAGCGTATGATATTGTAAATCTAGCCAATAAATATAATTATCCAATAAAAGGTGTATCTTTTCACATTGGCTCAGGTGGAACATTTTCAAGAAAAGAGGCATTTAAAAATGCATATTATGTGAATGCACTGCCGACATTAAACTATATTGAATTATTCACAGATGAAAAATTAATATTGAATATTGGTGGCGGATTTTTATACAATACAGATTTAACGGATGCAGTAGGATGGACAAAGGAATTACCTTATACAATGATTGCAGAACCTGGAAGATATTTTTCAGAACCATCTCATCATTTATTTGTACAAGTGATTGCAAAAACTTCCAAAGGCATATTCATAGATAATGGTGTATATCATGAACTCAATTGTTTTCATCGTGATCATTGGGTTATGCCAAATTTAGTACATTGTATAGATAATGGGAAGGTAGATACGATTCATAATTATAAAACATCGGTTATCTTTGGACCAACATGTGATAGTTATGATACAATTGGTAAACAATTAATTCCTAGTGATATAGAAGTTGGCGATTGGATACTTTTGCCCAATATGGGAGCTTATACGAATGCAGGAATGGTTGAATTTAATGGAATTCGAGGAGCATCTTCTTAAAAAAATAATATAAATGTAAAATTTTATAACATAGTATGTTTAATCAATCTACTTTTTCTGGAAAGCATTTAATTTGCGATTTTAAAAATATCGAAAATAAAGAATTGTTGAACAATATGGATCAAATGAAAGAAATATCACGAACTATTTGCAAACTTCATAATTTTGAAATTCTTCAAGAATGTCAACATGTTTTTACACCAATTGGATGTACGTTTTTATTTTTATTATCGGAATCACATTTATCCGTACATACATTTCCAGAAAAAAATTATGTTGCCTTTGATTTGTATACATGTCGCGAATATCCAGATAATTATATTTATACAAATATTTACTATTATTTAGTACAAGAATTTAAAGCAAAAGACAGTACTATGCAAATTTTGGATCGTGAATTTTAATTTTCATTTAAATATTAATTTACATTTACAATCTGTAACGGATCTATTTCGTGCACGCGAAACAGATTGAGAAACTGCACCTATACCTGAACCTCTTGTAAACATTATAAATTTATTTGTTGGATGATTTGTGTAAACACCTCCACCTGGATTCATTTTTGTACTTTTGCTCATATACTTAGCATATAAAATCTACTCTATTAATTTGGTGAAATCGACAACAAATGCCTTGAATTGTTGT